CAGCACAGCACACCGGTGTCTTCGTCGAAGAAGTAGTTCTTGGTCTTGTGCTCGTGCCAGATCTGCGCGCCGGTGTAGTCGTTCTTCTCTGGGTCGCGCTGTGGGTCGCACGTCCAGAGGTAGAGCCCCTCGGTCTTTCGCTTGGTTCGTGACTGAAGTGTCACCCAACCACCGGTCAAGACCTTGATCTGAGTCAGTTGCCAGTAGTGCGCGACGCAGTCCCACCAACCAACATCGGCCATGGTGATGCGCTCATCCGGGGTCTCAGGCTTGTTGAAGATGGCACACTGGTCCACCTTGTCGTACACCGCACCTGTGCCTGGGAACCAGACGACGTACAGCGGTGCGCGCCCAAAGACGAAGCGAATCGCAACCAGTACGCCGTAGACGGTTTCGTCCTTGCCGTAGTTGGGGTCACCAGAGAGGAAGGACTTCTTGACGTGGACTTCGGTGTAGGGCGTCGAGACCAGCACGGGCACCTCCTGCGGTCTCGTAACACTGCTGTGTCACAGCGTCGAAGAGTGCTACTTCTTGATGGCCAGACGCTGCTTCTTGCCAGTCTTCTTGCGGGTCGCAGTGTTGCTTCGCTTGTGCTGGTAGGGAATGCGCTTGCTGCTGGTCTTGGTTCTCTTGAACCGTTTCTTCTCTGCCTCCGACATCTCACCCACGGTCTTTGGCGTGTCCTTCGAGACACGCTTGGAGGGCCGACAAGCCGGGTACTTGCTCTTCCGAGACTTCTCAGCCTTTTGGCGTCCGCAAGGCTTTCCGGTCTTGATGTCGACCCACTTCTCCGCAAACCAGCGGTCGAGGCCACCCTTGGTCTTGGCCATTACTTCTTCCCACCGGTTGTGACTTTTGCTTTGCGGTAGCGACCGCCTCGCTTCTTGTAGGTGCGGACCAGCCATGCGTTTGCGTACGCACTCGGATAGACCTTGAACTTCTTCTTCGCTTCAGCCTTTACGCGCGCGTAAAGAGCCTTGTCGATCGGGACATTCTTGGTCTTGCTGGCCATGACAACCTCACCGGCGAATCGCCGCCAATCGTTCTTCGATCTGCTGCTTTAGTTCGTTGTAGTCTTTCGGAGTTTCGGTCAGCCCGTTGGTGTACGCCGTGGTTGAGTCGTGGTTCATCACGTCAATGGCCTCGGGCACGTCCTCTGCAGCGAGCGGATTGAACTCTGGGTACAGACCACCGACCATCTTCAGCGCAGTCTGGGGGTCGCGAGCGACACCTTGCTCCAGCAGGCTGGTGAAGGTCGAGAGTGCGTCTTCGTGGTTGTCATCCCACAACTGTGGTGCGGTGTTGTCCACCCACTTCACGAGTTCTTCAAGCACTTCTTCGTTGCGCTGCTGTTCCTGCTCAGCGGCGACACGCTGGGCCTCGACAAGTTGCTGTCGAAGCTGTTCACGCTCCTGCTCAACGGGCGAGAGGCGCTGGGTGTACTCCTGCTCCATCTGCTCGCGAAGCGTCTTCTCGAAGGCCTCACGGGCCTCTGTTGCTTCCTGGAGTTGCTGGCGGAGTCCGTCTGCCTCACGGAGCGCTTGAGTGCCCAGGTCTTCGCCGGTGTCGAGCCAGCGCTTGTAGCGGCCCAACTCGTCAGCAAGAGCCTTCTCGCGAAGTTCAAACGCCTTGCGTTCTTCCGCGATCTCTTGCGTCTTTTTGGTGAAGCCGCCTTCGAGGTTCTTGTACTTTTTCTGCATGCCCTCCAGCAGAGGGTTGCGGTACTTCTCGTCGATGGTGTTGAACCACTCCGAGGACTTCAGCGAGTCCAACTCGCCGTTCCACGAGATGCCAGTTTCGTCAACGATGCCGGCGTCGTTGGACGCAGGTGCTTCGCTGGCACTGCTGGTGGAGAGGTCCGCCAGAGACTCCGTGCTGGTAGGCGATGCTTCAGTCGTGGAAGCCGCCTCCGGTTCAGCAGTTGGAGTCTCCGGGGTCGAAGCCTCGGCTACCGGAGCGGTTGGCTCCGGTGCTTCGGCAGCGGGGGTGTTGCTCTCTTCAGTCACAGTCATTCTCCTACGGTCAAGCCATTCCAGGGCCGCTCATGCCGGGCCCCATCGGAGGTCCGCCCATGTCGGGGCCCATATCAGGAGCGCCGCCCATATCGGGCGGAGCCATCGGCTGGTTGAGTTCTGCCTTCATGGCCATGGCAGCCTTCTCGCCCATGCTGACGATGATGCTCTTCAGCATGTCGTAGTTGTCCTTGATCTTCTCTGCCATTTCCTTCGGGGACATGTCAGCAAGCTCGGGCATGCCCATGGCTTCTGCGTACACGGCCTGGGCAGTAACGTCGTCGAGGTCGAGCACGTCGCTGAAGACCTTGACCGGGTCTTCGCCTGCACCCATATCTGCGTCGGCAGCGGCCATGTCTGCACCCGCCATATCTTCGTCGGCCTTGGCCATGGCGTCATCAGCCTTGTCCATGTCCTTGTCGGCGTCGCCCAACTCTTCCGCAGCCATCTTGTCAAGCGTGTCTCCGACGACCTTCATATCGTCTTCGGTCACTTCGATGTCGGCGGCTTCCGCCTTGGGGGCGTCGTCCTTGGGCTCTTCGTCCTTCTTGGACTTTGCCTTCTTGCGATCCTTGAGTGCCTTTGCGGCGGGAGACATGGCCATGGGGTACCTCACGTGCTCTTGTGATGGAGTTGGATGGTCTTCTGAATCTTGGTGTTGATCACAGAAACCTTCTTTGCAGCGGTTGCGCTGTCAACCTTACCACGAAGCAAAGCACGCTTCTGCTTGGTCAGGTCCTCGACGCGCTTCTCCTTAACCGCGTGCATGTCAACACCTCGCGCCTTGCGAGCGGCAATCGTGCGCTGGCGACGTTCGGCGATGTTCTGGTCAATCTGCTGGTCCGTGTAGGAGTCAACGCGGACCCGCTTGCCAGGGTTTTGCTCTTCCAGCTTGCGGCGATGTTTTTCAAACTCGCCAGTGGTCATGGTGCCGCCGTCGGTGGTCACCGTGCCGAAGCTGTTGAGCCCAGGCGCTTGACCGCTGTGCCAGGAGATGCGTGTCGGTGCTCCGCAGACAGAGCACGCAGGCGGCCCCTTACTGCGCTTGTAGAGGCTCTGGGTGTAGTGGCCGTTGTCGCAGACCAGATCGTGGGAGACGAAACTCATCGGTTGTCCAGGGTCAAGCCATGGGTGTCAGTGACGTTGTACATGTTGCCGTCGGGGCTTTCAACGAAGACCACGTTCACACCATCTCCTCTCTCGAAGACATGGTAGTTCAAGTCACCAAAATCGTTGGTGACTTCGTAGTGGTTCTGTACGTCGGCTTCTTCGGGCTGAAGCATGTAGCGGTTGAAGTCTGCGCTAACCATGTCCTGGTAGGCTTCATCGTTTTGCGCAGCGTAGATCGACTTGTTCAGCGCTTCCTTCGCCTCTCTGTTGGCGTCTGCTGCGCTTCGCCCAAAGTCGCCCGTATCGCCGAAGTCTCCAGTGTCTCCGAAATCACCTGTGTCTACAACGTCGTCTGGTTCTACAACGTCGTCTGGCTCTACAGGGTCAACAGCTTTGTTGGGCGTCTTGGTGGGCACAACAGTGACCGTAGGTTTGGTCGCTTCCCGATGACGAGCGTTTAGCGCGTCCTTTTCTTTCTGCGCGTCGAACGGAGCGACAGGGTCAGGCTGTGTTGCTGCCGGCAAAGGAAACGCCGAGAACGGATCGCGCCGACCACGGATGCGGTCGATCGCACTCTCAGCGTCTTCTTTGGTCTTGTCGACAAGCTCGTTGTACGACTCGACTTTGGTAGCTCGGTCAGCCATGACTGCCTCAGTTGTCTGTCACGTTTGGCGGCAAGTCGCTATGGAGTCCCGGCTCTGGCTGCGACTCAAGCTCTCGGGCTTGTTGTTCTTCCATAGCCCCCATCAGGCCTTCAATGACTTTTGTCTCTTCTTCGCGCTTTGTCTTAAGCGCGTTTTCAAAGACTTCGGGTGTCGTGTACGAACCCTTGCCAAGGTCGAGGCCTTTCTTGAGAGCTTCGTTCTTCAGCAGCTTCATCTTTTCTACCGACGGCATGACTGCGTCGCGCACAAGTTCCAGGTACCCTCGAAGGTCATCGATATTTTGGATGGTCTCGCGGCTCGCGCTGTCGGTTGCCTTCATGTCATTGATCATGCTGTTCTTCGGCTCAGCCATCTTCAACTCCTAACGAGGTGCGGTCGGGGGGACGTTCACGCCAGCGGCCTGGGCGGCACGGATGGCCTTCACGGTCTTTTCGTCGTAGACGCCATCGGGGTCACCTTCGTAGAAACCCTGGCTGGCAAGCATCTGCTGCATCCCGCGAACGCGATCCTTCTGCGCGCGGATGCGGGCGACGTTGGCCTCGCGTGCCTCGCGGCCTTGCGCCTTTCCGGCCTGCGTAGCGTCGCCTGCGATGCCGGGGCGACTCAGGAGGTTGTCCGTGAAAAGTTGGATGTCGTAGTTCACCGATTCAGGTTTTTTGGCGAAGTCTGGCATCGACACGCCGGCTTCGCGCAAGTCACGAATCAACTCAGATCGAGGCGTGGAGTTATCCCTCGCCTTCTGACTAATCGCTCGGAGCGCTGGGTACGCGGAAGCGGGGGTTTCGACGTTGAACCCCATTTCCTGAGCTACGCGGGGGAATCCTCCTTCGCTCGGTGGGGTTTTCACGATGTACCTCTGAGAGTCAACTCGTTCTTCTTCTGGAATGAAGTTGCCTTCTTCGTCTAAAACGTTCGTCCTGACGTACAGCTTGTCTTCGCCGACGGCAGTTGGAAAATCACTGAGGTAGTCTTTTCCGTCTTCGGAGAAAATAACCACGCCGGCATTCCGACGCTCGGCAATCTCTCGCCGCAACTGCTCTTCGAGATCACCCTTGGTGTTCTCGTAGGCCTTCATCTCTTCAGTTCGTTTGGCCATCTTCAACTCCTACTGGGGCGGGCTCTGGCCCTGCATCTGGGCCAAGCGCTGGATTTCACGAAGTACTTCGGGCGGCAGGTCTTGGGCTTCGCCCTGGGCCTGTGACTGCGACTCAGAGCGGCGCTGCGGCGGCTGCTGCTGCTGCTGCTGCTCTTGCTCCTTGACGGCAGCACCGCCCTTGGCGACCTGCTGTTGCTGGGCAGCGGCTGCCTGAGCGGCAGCCATCTGTGCCTGCCGAGCCTGTGCCTCTGGGATGATGAGCCGGTTCGGCAGTCCCAGACCGCTCACAAGCTCTTCAAACAGCTTGAAGGTGTCGATGTTCGGAGCCTGCGCCAGGAGCGGCACAAGTGCCTGCAGCGTCTCCAGAAGCACGGCGGGGTTCTTGCGGATGGGGTTGTAGCTCACCATCTCGAAGTCCATGTCCAACTGGCGAAGCTGCTGCACGCCGATGAAGTTGAACATGTCGCTGCCCGAGAGCCGCACCATCTTGGGCTTCTTCATGTAGCGCTGCATCAGGTAGAACATCTTCGACGCCGCGTCTTCGAGCGCGGTGTTGAGGTGTCCTTCGCGGGTTGCCAGCCGGGTCCGCATCTGCGCGTCGATGATGGCCATTTCGGTCGCGGTCTTGGCTCCAGCCACCTGACCACGTGCTGCCTCTGCCAGAGCGCTCTGGAAGGCTGCGTCGTTCTCCAGACGCTGGATGAAGGCGATCACAATGTCCGGCACGTTCGGCCGCGGCATCTCATAGAAGAGCGCACTGAAGTTGCGCATCTCGTCCACGCCCTCTGCGTCCACAGGAACGAACGAACCGACCATGGCTTCCATGGCCTTGTCGAGCGTCGAACTGTCGATCTTCCCGGCATCGTAGAGAATCTTCGGGACGTTGAGGTAGGTGATGCGCTTCCACAAGGTCAAAAGCTGGTTGATGTTGGTCTGCTGGTCGAGGATCAACTGGACCTCAGACAGACCGGTGCAGTCCACGCCACTGTGGTTGAGCGAGAACATGCTGAAGGGAACGAAGTCGAGCGTCCCCTTGAACAGAATGTGGTCTGCGCCCATGTGGTAGTGGATGACCTGATTGCTCTCCAGGTCGTAGAACTCGTAGACCAGCACACGCTTGTTGGTCGTGCTGAACTTGGTCATCGAGGTCTTCTGCACGTCGTCGAGCATCCAGGTCGGGTACGCCTCGGGCTCGATGTCGTCGTGGTGTTCGTACCGACCTGCCTTGACCTTGGCCTTGTAGGCAGCAGGCGTCAGCGGACACGCTTGAATCCAGTAGCGAATGTCTGCGTTGTCCCGAGCGTTGAGGTCGAAAAAGACCGACGCAGGGTTCGGGTTGCTCAAAATCGGCGCGTCTGCTTTGGCGTCCCATGAAACCTTGAAGATGCCGCGCTTGCAGAGCACAGCATCCATGAGCGCCAAAGCAGACCGACGACGCATGTTTACCGAGCGGAAGGCCCACTCCATCAGCCCGTTGACCGCGCCTGCCATCTCTTGGCTGTCGGGGGTCTGAGGCATGGCAGCGACCTGAGGGTTTGGCCCCAGCAGGCTGCTGATGGCCGTGTCCGTCACGGCGTAGATCATGTTCTTCTGCGCGAACATCGAAGACATTCGAGCGTCAAGAATGGCTCCGCTCTTCTCGAACGTCTCGTAGAAGTCGCCTCGGTAGAACGAACGAGCACGATCGAAATCGTTCTTCTCGTAGTCCTTGTAGTACGTGAGGTGTTGCTCGATGAGGTCTTTCAGCTTCGCCATGTCAGCCCCTTAGCGACTTGAGTACAGCCGACAGGTTGTGCAGCCGTGCCGCTTGGTCTGCGTGCGTTTGCGAGGCCTTTCGCAACTGACCCACCATCTCGTCCATCTTTTCGACGGCTTCTTCAACGATGGTCTCGGTCTGCTCTTCTCGCATCATTTCGCCTGGGCCGTCGTACATGACCTCGTCTTCATCATCGTAAAACTCGTGGTCGTACTTCATGCCTTCGACACACTCCATGCACTGACAGTCATCAGGATGAGAGTCTGGGTCGGTCACGACTTCGAGAATCATGGTGCCAGGACCAAACTTCTCGTAGACGTGCGCGAGCAGGTCTTTCATGTTGATGAGACTGTCAGGGTGCATGAATCAGTCCTTCCTGGTCATGGCGACAGTCTTTTCTTCCTCTTCCATCACAGGCTGAGGCATCAACTCGTCGCGGCGTTTGCGGAGTGCCGCAGATGACGTGAACGGCATCGGCATCGCGGGCCGCTTGGCGTTGATTTCAACGTCCCCGTCCATCGGGTTGCGCAAGACCCTCATGGTGGGCATCACCAGAGGTTCGCGAGCTTTCGTCGTCGCAGCTTCTGCACGCTTCATGAGCATGTCTTTCTGCTGGTCGTACTCGTCACGATCTTCCAGAAGAGCACCCATTCCGCGACGTTCAGCCGCAGCACGGAGATCCTTGGAGGAAACGAACAGGTTGTTGTAATCAGCCATGAAAAATCCCCTCAGGAGTTGGGAGGCTTGGTGCCCTGCATGCTGCGGATGAATGCCAGCAGCGCTTGCGCTTTTTCTTCGTTAGCCGCATATTCGCGAAGCTCTGCAAGCAGCTTTTCGTCTGTCTTCACTTCCATGGTGGGCATCACCAGGGGCTCGCGATCTTCCGTGGGGCGGTCGGCCAGAGGAGGCTGCTCAGCAGTTGCCACCTTTGCGAGTCGCACGGGCTGCGGCTCGGGCTCGGGCACAACCTGTTCAGCCTTGGGTGCGGGGGCAGAGACAGGGCTCGGCAGGCCTCCCTTGGCGACACTGGCAATGCTTTTGTGCGCCGTTGTGCCCGGCACGGCAGTCGCTGTGCGCCGACCGTTACGGAACACTGCGTAGCTTCCGCTGTCCAGCAGCTTGTACTCGTAGCTCTTGTCAAACGGGTCTTGAATGCGACCGCTCTTGAGTGGCGAAGCACCAAGCTTCGGGACCGAAGGCATCTTGGCGTCAGCCACACCGCTCAGGTCCGCAAACGCCACCTCACCGATGGCCGCATCAGGACCGCCCTGCATCGTAGCGACCTCAATGGAAACGTCTTCGCGGCCCTTGGGGTCCTTCGCGCGGCGAGGAACCAAAGGCATGTCTCTTGTAGGGCCGACAGCACTCTGGGTAGAACTGAAGTTCTGCCGCACACCGTTGGTGCGTGCGACCGCTTGGTTGCTGAGGCCTTCCATGACATCAGCGTAGGCTTCGAGTTCGGGCCCCATCCCAGGACGCATCTTGGCCATGACAGTCTCCTACTTCTTGGGCTTCTGATCAGTGTCGGTTGCGCGACGAAAGTCCTCATCAAGACGCTTCTTCACAGCATCGGCGACAGCACGCTTGGCTGCTTGGTAGTCTTTCTTGGGAGTCTTCGTCACGGCTACCTCATCTTCGGCACGGCGAAGGCTGACTCTTGCCGCTCGCGACGAACCTTACCACGTTCGTCGTTCAGCATCCGGTACGGAATCGCACCGGGTTCCATCGCCACGATCTCTTCTTCTTCGCCGCGTGCGTTCCTCGCAGCCCTCCTGTCGTTGTACTTCTTGGCCTTGGACAGCAGGTCTGCCGCCATGACGTAGGTTCTCGCCCGGTCAAAGTGGTGCCCTTCGTTGTCGTCGCCCTTCTCACGGCGGCTGAAGTCTCCATCGTACCGAAGCAACTGTTGCAGTCCTGCGCGCGACCGGATGGTCAGGTCGTCTTCGCGCAAGAGGCGCACGAGTGCGAACTCAGCTTGGGCAATGCGCTTGCTGGTGGCGTACCACCCAGGCTGGCGCTTGCTGTAGGTCAGTCTCACGTTCAGGTCTTTGAGCGCGGTGATGCAGCCTGCATGGTTGGATTCCACCACAGCCCTGGCGTTGTTGTACCGCTGGCTGACCAGTTGGATGCGAACGGCAAAGCGGTCGGGTGCTTCTCGACCAGACCAGACGGCCACCTCGCGAAGGTCGTTCTTGTCGAAGACAGTCAGCGCCGCCGGGTCACCCACGCTGCCGAAGCCGGTGGGGTCTGCGTAGACCTCATACTCCCGACCTTCCATCGGTCGCTCGAACTCACCGCAGCCATGGCTTCCTTCTTGCGGGTCTTCGATGGCGCTGTCCAGCAGCCGACGAAGCACGTCCTCTGGCATCATGGGGCGCTGGCTTCCAATCCAGCCGTCGTAGGCGTCGCTTGGATACTTCGCGCTGTACAGCCGGGTGTCGCCAACGAACTCCGAGCGCAGGCGCGTGCGCATGAAGAAGAGGTTGTCGAGGTCCATTCCGTGGTGGGAGCCCATGTAGTCCAACTCGGCTTCGGTCGGAACGAAGTCCTTGGGGGCTGGGATGCGACAGGTCTCGTCCTTCCACCACTCCAAGAACAGCGGAAAGAACTGTCCCTCGCGACGGAGGGCTTCGTGCCACATGCGCTCATGGAACGAGCCGGCTCGACCAGGGGTGCTCTCGATGACCAGCTTTGCGTTCGGCCGCTTGTTGATGCCGGGGAAGAGGTTGATGATTGCCTTTTGCTGATGGATGGCCTCACCAAGCTCGGTGATGTGCAGCCGGTCGATGGAGTGACCAACAGCCGGGGCTCTGCCCTCCAGCGACTTGATAATGATGTTGCCTCCGTGAATAAACTCCAGTTCCTTCTTGGAGCCCTTGCTGCCTGCGGCCAGTGGCATCTTGACCGGCTCAGGCAGACTCTCGTAGGCAAAGCGCAGACGCTTGAACGCCATCTCGGCGGTGGCGTTTGTATCTGCAATCAGCATCCCGGCGATGCCCTGCAAGTACATGCAGTCGCGCAACAGCAGGTGCATCAATGTGATGGTGGTGATCTTCGCCTGCCGGTACTTGGTGACGAAGGTCCACTTGTTGGCTTCGATGGCGCGGATGGTTCGGACCTGCGCCTGGGTCGGATTCAGAAACCCGGTGCTCTCGTCTTCCCTGACGATCTTGCACATCGACACGAAGGCTTCGGGAACGCTGAACATGCGGTTGACCGCAGTTGGGTCCATGCCTGGAGCCACCACAATCTTCGCGCCTGACCGCATGTGTTCTGCCTGTGTTCGGAGTTGTCAGGAGCTTGTCAAGAGTGTGCAACCACGTCCAGCTTCTCTTCTGCTCTCCAAGCATCGGCGCGCCGCTCGTAGATGTCGAGGGCAAAACGAATCAGGGTTCGCATCACGTCGGAGCGCGACACGTCATCAGCGGTCAGGCGACCGTTCATGTGGACAGTCCCGACAAAATCGCGCAGCCCATCGACCCGGTCAGCGGTGCCTGGGTCGTACCGGACGGCGAGGTACTCTTTGCTTTTGCCCATGTGGACCTCCGCGAAAAAACGTATCACGGGTGTGTGACGCGCGGCAACCGTGGCGTCGCACACGGTACAGTTGCCCACCACTCAAAGGAGGCTCTCATGCCGCTCATTCGTCAGGAAGAGATCTACCCCGTTGCCGACACCCCCTGGGCCCAGGCAATCGAGGCTGTTGCTACCGCTGCCATCGTCAAGAACGACATCGTCATCGTTGATGGTGTGACCGGCATCATCCCCAAGGCGAGCCCCGCGTCTTCGGCGACTCTCTCGGAGAGTGGCGGTCAGTTGTACGTGGCTGCCGGAAAGGCTGCTGCAGGTGACAAGCTGTACCTGCTGCCGTCCCGCTCCGTTTCTGGCGTCAACACGTCAGGCGGAAACGTCGGTGAGCCTGTGTACCTCAGCACCGGCGGTGATTTTGCACTGTCTCCTGGCGTTGAGCCCCGCATCGTCGGCACCATCCTGGCGGCTGACGCCACTGCAGGCAAGGTGCTCCTCGCCCCCGGCCGCTTTGTTTCCAAGGCTGTGAGCCAGACTGAGGTTGTTGACAGCAAGTACTTCGACGACTTCTTTGAGTTCACGGGCACGACGAGTTCAACCACGGGTTGGAAGGTCACTGAGGTTCACGGCGATGAAACTCAGGCTACGCAAAGTGAGCAGTTTGGTGTTTTGCTGCTGACCAACAAGGCGAGTACAAACGAAAACGCTCAGCAGATTCAGTGGGTCGAGGGCTTTGCCAAGCCGACTCAGGGCAAGCGTCTCTGGTTTGAAGCTCGCATCAACTGCAACGGTGGTGATGCTACCAACCTCGACTTCTTCGTTGGGCTGGCAGCGACTGAAAACCTGAATGCTGTTGGAGACAACATGCCTGCGAATGGCATTGGTTTCCACAAGGACGATGGCGATACCAACATCGACTTTTCGACCTCTGATGACAACACTCACATTCAGCAGGCCGCAGTCGCTACGCTGGCCAACGACACCTATATCCGTCTGGGCTTCTCGTTCGACGGTGGTGCTACGGGCTCCGGTGTTTTGACTCCGTACGTGGACGGTGTCGCAGGCACCCAGATCACCACCATGACCTACGCCGTCATGGCTGAAATCTCTCCGATCATCATGATTCGGAACGGTGACGGAACGACCCAGCAGAAGATCAAGATCGACTACGTCCAGGTCATCTCTGAGCGCTGATGGAACTGCAGCAGCGACGGGCCTCTGGCAACCGTTGCTCCGCCACGTCTTGTCGCTGACTGCTCCCCCCGGCTCTCGAAAGAGGGCTGGGGGTTTTTTGTACTTGACATCACAACAAAAGCATTGGTAGACGTGGTGTGCGCACCCAGAAGTTCGAGCGGGCAGCCGTAAGGTCCGACGTGATTCAGACGGGCAGGCGTTGACGCTGTGAACTACTTCTTCTGAATCTCTGCCTTACGGAGGCCATCATGGCCATTTCGACCGAGGTCCTGAACACGACCTACCGGCAGTTGAAGGGTCCGCTTGTTGACACCTTCATGCGCCGTACTCCTTTCCTTGACACCCTCATGAAGAACAACCGTGTTCGCCAGAACATGGACGGTGGTACCACCATCGAGCGCGCCATCATGACGGGTAGCCCGGCCACTGGTCGCGGCATCTACAACGGCACCGAGCTTCTCAACCTCACCCGCAACAAGCGGACTGAGCAGTTGAAGATCGAGCCGCATCGTCTGGCTGCTGCCATCGCCATCCCCAACCGGGAACTCGCTCAGAACGACGGCCCCCTTGCTGTCATGCGTCTGATCGAGAAGTACCCTGAGGCCTTCATGAAGAGCACCGATCGGTGCCTGGAGTCCTTTTTCCTCAGCGGCGCTTCCCCCTCTGGCAACCACTCGTTCAACACCAGCGCCCTCTCTGGGTTCCTGACGCTGAACGGTGACTTTGCTGCGGGTACCCTCACTGGCACCACCAACGGACTGCTCGGGTTTGCTACTCCGACGGCCCAGACTGGTACCAGCGTTCAGAGCTTGGCCAAGGACGAAGCGAAGTTCTACTTCAACCAGTTCCGGTCCATCTCTTCCTTCACCTCCGAAGGTCTGAAGCAGATTGGTCAGGTCATCCGTCGCTGCGGTCACTTCAGCGTCGAGGGCTCGCCCAGCCTTGGCTTCATGGACCCCGACTCCATGACCAACCTCGAAGACAGCAAGCGCGGTCACGTTCGCGTCCAGCTTGTTGACGACGAGCAGGAGCGGTCGGACCTGCACACCATCACTCACAATGGTGTGACCTTCCACGAGTCGCTGGACCTTGACCGGACCCTTTCGGTCTTCAACACCAAGGCTCTCGCTGACGGTGGCGGCTACGTTCTGAACCCCGCCTACTTCGAGTTCTCTGTCATCGAGGAAGCCGAGCTTTCGGACTTTGAAGACATGATCGCGTCCCAGGACGTGGTGGTCTCCAAGTTCAAGTTCCACGCTGGCCTCATCTGCACCAACATCGTCGCTCAGGGCTGCTTCAGCGGCTCGGCACTCTGATAGGAGACTACAATGCCTTACACGCGCGCATTTCCTGACGCAGTCACTACGGTGGACACTACGGCTCAGTACGAGTTGGGTACGGAGTGGCCCATGGACGCTGGTGAAGCCGAGGCTCTCGACAGCACCGTTCAGGGTCCTCAGTGCTGGGTTTACGTCAAGGCCACGGTTGCCCTCGCTGAAGGTGAGATCGCAGCAATCGCTGACGGTACTGCCAACTACGAAGTGAAGCTGGCTGCAGTGAACTCTTCGTCTAAGTCTCTTATTGGTGTCGCTCAGCACGCCATCGCTATCAACTCTTTTGGTTGGATCCTGAAGAGGGGTTTCGGCGAGGTTAAGGGTGACAGTGGCGGATACTCGGCAAACACCGCACTCATCGTTGGCGATGCTGCGGGCGCGGCTGCTAACCTCAATGCGGTGATTGATGGTCAGGCTTTTGCTCACTCCACCGAGTTGGTGGCGGCTGCCGCTCTCGGCACCTGCTTCATCAACATCTGACCCCCACACCGGGTCAGCCCACGCCCCCGTTGGCCTCGTGCCGGCGGGGG